CGCCACATGAGATGTGTGAGCCAGTAATAGGAACGTCAAGGGCATACGTTTACAGTGTAGTTGGCGTTAGGGCCAGCGGCGGCGGGTGGTACTTCTACGGGTTCGGCCAGCACGACGGCCCGAGCGTTGGCGCTCAGGAGTATGCAAGGTTTATAAAGAGTATGGTCGGCATAGCCCAGCCACCAAGTGGAGGACAACCCCCTGGAGGCGGCGCTCCTCCTGGCACGCCATCACCTCCGTATAGGACATCATCTACAGCATACGCATTAGACAACGCTGACCTCGTAATAGGCTGGGATCCAGTACCAGGTGCTACCCGATACGATCTGCAACACCAGGGCGATATGTCTATCATATACAGCGGTCCCAGTACCTCCGTTAGGCTGACCAACCTGTACTCCAACTCACCCTACACGGTCAGGGTAAGGGCGTGCAACGCATACGGGTGTTCCGACTGGAGCAGTTGGGCTACCCTGTGGACGGCCGCATACTACCCGAGTGGAACGGAAGGAACGCAGCCTATAATACCTCCCCCGAGACCTACACCTGACCGCACGATATACGTCGTAATCGCAGGAGGCGTCATAATTGCGGCAATAGGAATCTACATGGTGGTCAAGGGAATCAGCTGACCCGGACGTTCTATAATCTTCTTTGAGGGATGCTCCATGTCGGCTATAGAGTGCGCCAGGGCGATACTTAGATACGTAAGCGACAAGAATACTGCTATAATCCTAGTTGCTATTGCCGGAGCCGAATCCGGGTGGAACCTCAATGCGGCAGGGGATAAACGTAACCCCGGCACATGCCCGCCGAACTGGTGCAGGGAGTACTGCTCCTGGGGACCCTGGCAGATCAATATATGCTGTCATTCTGGCTGGATCGGCGCCTATATAGGTAGTTATGACCCCTGCACTATAGCGCAGTGGCTTACAGCTGACTGGAGCAACAGCGCCTGGGCAGCATGGAAGATACTGACTGAACACGGCGGCTTATATGCCTGGAGTGTTTACAAGAATGGAAGCTATACGGCCTACTTGGCAGAGGCAAGAGCAGCAGTAGAAGCCGTACTTAGTGAAGGTGGTCGGCCACCCGGAGGCGGAGAGCAGATCTCCAATGAGGAGAGGTGCATACATGCAGGAGGTATATGGACTGGGCAAGAGTGCATATTCACACCACCTCCTCCTCTACCGATAACACCACTTTCATTTATACTAGTACCTATTACTGCAGCTCTTGGCAGCCTGTCGGGTGCAGGGCTGTTGTTCCTATGGCGTAAAGGGATGAGCATATCAGAAGCCAAAGATATGCTGTTAAGGAGGATACGTCATGGCAGGTAGCAGAGTATACCTTATAGCAGGCGGCATACTGGTTACAGGCGGCATTATAGGGTTAGCCTACTGGTACTACACAAAAGGCAGGGTACCAAGGGCATACCTTGCCCAGGTTCAGCCCCCTAGGCGCTCCGGTAACACAGTAACCATAACAGCCACCGTGCAGAACATAGGTCGCTCTATGGGCTACTTCAAGATCCAGGCACTGCTGGTCAAGCCTGAATGCCCGTACCAGGGCACTACAGGACTTTCTTCACAGGGCGGCGGTTCCAACTGGATGAACATTGCAAACTGGATAAACTCTAGGATACAGCAGGGCGACTGGAGCGCCGGAGCATGGCTTGGATATCCTGAAGGACAGGGATGGGTACAGATACCAGCCGGTTCGCAGGCAACCCTATCTGTCAGCGCCAGCGTAGCCCCTGAGGTAAAAGGAAACTACAACCTGTACATCATGGCCGCCGTCAGCAAGGACGGTACCACTCAGGGCAGGATTAAGAATCAAGAGTACTACTACTGGGTGCCGGGCATCCAGGTATAGGGGGTACTAGGGAATGACGAAACATGATGCGGCCATAGCTGCCACCGGAATAGTTCTGGTAGGGATCGGAGGATACCTAGTATACGCTAAAATTACCGGTAGGTGGCCGTTCAAGCCCAAAGAGAGACAAGCTCCGCCAAGCATACCAGGAGGTCCCGAGACTCCTCCGGCTCCAACCAGTCCACCCACTGTAAGCCAGCCAACATACGATAGTTCGGGTAAGGCTAAAGTATCCGTGTCCTGGCAGCCAGTACAAGGGGCAGCCTACTATCAAATCCTAGTAAACGGTAAGGTGGCAGTTAGCAACGTACAGGGTACCTCCTACGAGCTTACTCTAGACCCCGGCCAGACGTACCAGATTGCCATAGCCGCCTGCTCATAGAGGGGGTATAATACATGGCCGGACCGGGCAGGCCCGGCGACCCTTATAAGGTCAAACAGGTATGCGTCGGTGTTGGTGTTGCCGACGTGACCATTGCCTGGGCGCCGGCCCCTTATGCAGACTACTACGAGGTATGGAACACGTGGAGCAACTTTCTGGGCACTACCACTAAGCCTGAATTCGTTATCCGTGGCGTCAGTGCCCCTTCCAGTATTATACCTCCCTTCTTCTATTTGGAAGTGTTCGTAGTAGCCGTAAAAAGAGATGGGTACCAGACTGAAGCAAGCAACATAGTGCAGATACGCATTGATCCTTGTCTGACGCCCGACCCCTGCGCCAGCAAGACAGGTATTACTAGATGGTGGTGCGAAAGAACAACTCCCGAGAAGGTAGCCATAGTAGTAGGCGGTGCAATAGTAGTAGGTGCAACTATATGGTTCCTTGCACTTAGAAACTTGGCCCAAGCCGCAGCTCCCAAGATAACTGTAGTCACTGGTGAAGAGGAGAGAGGATAATATGGGATACACGGAGGCAGTATCTAGTCTAGGATATGCACTAATAAGCGCATTTCCTCATAGCAACGTGGTTAGAAAAGTGGTAAGCGCGGCTGGGTTCGCCGCTATGGGGGCCGACGTCCTGTTTGCCAGGCGGCTCCAGAGGCTAAAAGAGCTAGAAAACCAGCAGAACATATACCTCAAGCAGGCCGAGCTATACAGGCGGGAGGCTAACAAACTTGCTTCTTTAGGCAGTCAAACCAGCAAATACCTGGCTGAAGAAGGTGCCTCCCCAGATACCGACTGCTTCAGCTGTGCTACAGCTCACCTAGCTGGTATGGAGGGTGCACTAAGACGCGCCGCAAGGGAGGCTGAAAAAGAGGGCCACTGTGGACCCTCCTGCCAAAAATGGGTCCATATCGCTGCCCAGGAACCCGCGGCATTATTCGCAAGGGACTGGACGAAGGAAAAATACGAAAAGCTACCACCAGAGCAGAGGCGCATCATAGAAAAGTATGCCCCGGCAGTTGAAGAGCAGATGAAAAAAATAGCTCCAACCCCTGAAGGTGAGGGCATACTTAGGGCAGCCGCACTGCTAAAGGAATCGATAAGGTTTGCCGAAGCCGGAGATAATATTAATCACCCCGAGGTAGAGTGGAGGAGGCTTCAGGCAGAAGCAGAGTTATCGGCAGCCGAGAGACTTAACCCGGGTACACTACCTGCAGAAATATCCCAAGACCTCCGGCGTCTCAGGAGAGATGTCGGTTCAAATATAACTAGCGTAGAAAAGTTAATAGACGCCGCCAAAAGAGCAGATAGCTTATCCCTGACCGTAAACTCTCAATCGTGGCGCGAACTATCCCCTAAAGACCTGGAGGCAATAGCCGACAATATCAGCCGTATAAGAGTAAGCTTCGCAGCCGACAGGCGTGGCGAAAACATCCTAGCCCATATATACTCTCCGACATCAAGCAACGAAAGACCTCATGGTATACCCGAACACATCATAAAGGAATACACCGTACCAGGAGTAAGCACCACTAAAGAAGCCACAAAAGAGCAGATAAAAGAAATGTTCGATAACGTGGTAAAGCGTCTAGAAGAGAGGGGCATAAAGGTAGTATACCGAGATGAAATAACCAGAGAGCATGATGTCCCTCCTGGATCCATACCTCCTGGTGGCGTTATAGAAGCATTTTACGACCCACGAAGAAATACTATAACGCTCGGGGCAAGTAAGATGGCTAAGGATAGCTACTCTATACAGTCACTGATGCATGAAGCAACCCATGCTCTCCTCCATAACCCGGCATGTCACCCGGTAATAAGCAAGAAGCCCTATGACGAGATGCCCGAAGAAGGTGAAGCTGATCTCGCAACCCTCGCAGCTATGCTAGAGCTGGGTATACCGGTAGAAGACCGCAGGGGTGTAACAAAGAAGCCCAGCGAGATAAGAGTGGACTGGGAAAGGATAAAGTCACGCACAGGTCCTGATGAAGAAAACATAAGATGGGCCTCGCAATGGCTCGTCCGCGCCGCACGTGGTGAAGACGGAGGGCTAATAAGCGAAAAATGCCCCGCCTTAAGGAGGTGATACAATGAGGTTTAGGAGCTGTTCTGAAGCCCTAGACGCGCTATCAAAGGGTCTAAGCCCTGAGATATGCCATGATTTCAGGGCAATACGGCAGGTAGTAACATGCCGTGCCTGGTACGAGAAAAAACAAGAACCATTTAGTGTAGAGACTTTCCAGAAGAGAATGAGCGACGCATGGAATGAGGTACGCACCGCATGCGAGAAGCACGGCGGCATGAGACCACAGATAGGCTTCCTACCTGCACAGCTATCAACACCAGCTCCAGGAGAGGTATACGCCCAGTTTAATAAGGTCCAGGAGATAAAGAAGGACGGATTACACGTCGGCATAATAGCAGAGGCGACCGATGGTACAGTTACCGTATGCGTGAACGATAAATGCGAAGTAGCTAGAAGGGGAGAACCTATAGAGAACCTTAAAGTAATGCTAAGAATATACGGATTCGATGTTGAGGACTAGGTGGTGGTACCATGCGCCCAGAAGATGACTGCAACTTCTGCCTCGCACTACTCGACGCCCACTGCGCCGTAAACGGCGAAAAGTTCTGCAAGCTTAAAGAGGAGTACCTTACTACGGATATGAGCGCTGACGATATGCTAGACAAGTTCTATACCCTGGCCAGCGATGAACAATTGGTAAACACCGACCGGGAGGTGATGCGAAGGATAGAGTACCTAAGAAAAGCGGACCAGATCATCTACGACCCAGGCCGGGCTGCAGCCGAGAAGTGGCTGCACAACTACCGCTACGGAAAAGGCTCATAAGCCTGTGGTAAAATTAAACTCAAGGAGGGATGATTAATGGCTCGTCCGACAAGCGCCGAAGAAATGCTCCGCCATTATGAGCAGGGTGTTAGCAGTGTAACCTTCCAAGACTACTGCGGACCCCAGATCAAATTAGGCGTTTCCCAGGCCGTATGCCAGGCCCGCTTCGCCCGCTACCAGGAGAGGACCCGTGGTAAGGGGCAGAAGTTCCTCCAGCGTTGGCAGGGTGCCTAAGCCCTTCCTCCTTCCATACCATAGCAGAAGGGAGGTCTCCCCTCCCTTCTCTTTATTTATGGGAGAGGATTTCAAATGAAGATGACAGTACCGGTAAGAATAACCAACCCCAACAACGGTAGGAGCGTAGATACCATATTCCGCATAGACACAGGAGCAGACTTATCGGCTATATGCACTGTAATAGCCGACGAGCTACAGGCACGTCCTACTGGTATAGCCATAGTCCGTGATGCAGAAGGTGAGGGGATAGAAGCCCCTATATACAAACTATCCATGACCATTGGCAACTGCTACATCGGTAATATCAACATGGTAGGACTAAACCTTAAGGAAACCGGATATGGCGGGCTAATAGGAATGGACATACTTGAATCAGGTGTGCTAGCAGGCGGCAAGGGAGACGGCTGGCTGTTTATCACAGGCGGAACTACCAGCCCGTACCCCTATATCATCGTTGGAGGACTGGGTTTCCTATTTGGAGCTGGCATCACACTCCTCTTGACCCGGAAGTAGTAATACCTCCTCTTGCGGTACTGCTTCCACTTATTATCATAGAACCCGTAATCCTCTTCGTCATAAGAATAATAGGCCCTGTTTCCAGGGCCTATTGCTTTGCTAACCTCAGGAGAAACTATATACGGCTGCTTACCCTTCATAAACACTACATCGTAACCATACTTAACACCTGCTGACAGAATAATCCTATCCCCTATAACCATCGCATTAACCTTTCTTGGCCTGCCCATAAGCCAGTACAGCTCCCTGGTAAGGTATACCTTACCTGATTTTCCGGGGTATACAGACAGGTAGCACCTGTCGAATGATATGGCAGGTCTGTAGTCTTTCATTTTACTCCCAGCACCCACTCATTCCCCGTAACATACAGGTTATGTTTAGAAAGCACATCCATACCCACAAGTATTTCTGTATCGCTAAATATCTTATCCTTACCGTCCTCACCAATCACCCTTACCCTTCCCGCAACCTGAACCCACTTGCCATTTCCAGTATTCACATACAACGACGGTACCTCAAACCACCTGTATGGCCCTCTACCCTCTATGTAGAACACATCGCTTACAGGTGTGTATCCCGCACTCTCAAGCCTACGGGCGGCCACATATGTAACCGGAGACCCCGTATCTATAATCCCTATAACCGCCGATATTCTACCTCTTCTATCATCTACACCCATAGTTACATAAAGCCTATATCCACTACCCACGGGTACGACCGCACCCCTAACAACTGCCCTGTACTGACCTACTTCTACTGGAACCTGCTCCTTCTGCACGGCCTGCACTGGCCTGCTATCCTGCTTCTGTACTGACCTATCTTCACTGTCCACCCAATACCTGCCGTCATTAACCTTCTCTCTGCTAGTAGTGTCGTCATACCTATTCCTATCTATGACTCCGTACACGTACTGCCTAGTCTTACTTACTGCGCTATCGAAAGCCGTAGGAGCAAATATCGCTACCAGCGCCACCATGATTATGACTATAAGCAGTGCACCAATACTTCCTCTCTCGTCAAGCCTAAGCATAAGCCCTTCCCCCTCCCCGAAGACTAAATTCCTGCTCTACGCAGGAAATCTTTAACTGCCTCCAGTTTAATCGCAAACCCTATACCCTCGGCCGGGGACATTATCTTGCTTACGGCAACACCTACCAATTCTCCCTTTGTATTGATCACGGGCCCGCCACTGTTACCAGGGTTTATCGGGGCGTCCAGCTGGAACACGTCTCCCCTCTCTATACTACTGACTATCCCCGCCGTAACACTCTCGATAAATCCAAAAGGAGAACCTATAACGGCTACAGGGTCCCCTTTTACAACTGGAGTATCGGCAAGTTTCAGGGGCTCTGGCAGGTAGTCAGATGTTTTGATTAAAGCAAGATCATAGACGGAATCCACGATGACCAGTTCACCCTTGAAATTAGGCATGTTCTCCTTGATAAGGGTGAAATCCTTAACCACGGTCCCGTCTTCACTTTGGACCACGTGCCTATTTGTTAAAATGTACCCTACTCCATCTTTAACCTTGATATAGCTCCCGCTTCCCAGAGCATCCCCTCTATGAACACACACAACATCAGGTATCACGAAGGGCATAAGGTAGGCAAAATAGTTCATATGCAGAAGCAACCTGTCGGCTAGGCTAGCGGCCTCTTCCCTTGTAAGAGGGGCTTCCGGCTTGAAAGTACCGTCGGGATACCCGCTCATAACACCGGCTTTAAACACCCTGTCTATACTTCCGGCGCTCCACCTAGTAGGCTCGACGTCCACAAACGGCATAGTCACACCTCCTCGAATATCTTCTTAAACTTATTGTCAAACCTGTTAAGCCTCTCATAAGCCTCTAACATATCCAGGTAAGCCATCATATACTCGTAAAATTCTTTGAATAACTTAGCAGCCTCCTCTCTAGTGATAGGCCTACGCATATCCAAGTTCCCCCACCGTTCCATACCTAACCCCCCTCCTAACTTCCAACAAGTTTATCTGCCGCCTCATTAAAGGCCATAGCCATTGTCTTCCTCATCTCCCTGCTCCACAACCTCCACATTCTAGCCAGCGCCGAAGCAACCTCCTCCCGTGTAGCCGGCTGGGTTGGCCTGAACGTACCATCGGGATACCCTACCATAATCCCCAACTCCTTAAGCAGTTCTATATCTTCCTTAGCAGGCCTGTCATCATAGTCGCTACCATAGAACATCCTGCTTACCTCCTTTATAGCCCTTAGCTGATTATCATTGGCGTGCTGCCAGGACCACCACGATATGCCCGAGCAGCCATCCTCACGGACTATTCTAGCAAATTTGACCATATCTTCATAGCTCACCTCATCGTATGCCTGGCCCACGGGAACAACCGACTTCCCTAAACTAGCATATCCCGCCTTGGTAAGCCTCCAGGCTTCCTCTACCGGAATACCCATAGTAAACCAGTAGACCTGGGGCATGGCTACATCGCAGTATTCGGCAAAGACCTCCCAGGGGAAGCTCCTATGGTAGTCGATAATAGCGAAAGAAGTAAAGCCCAAAGGTACATCAGGAGCCTGCTCCCTCACAATCTCCAAAAACGTCCTGGCCGCTATATCAGATCCTCCCTTCTCAAACTCCGATTCGGCATCCACTATATACCAGTCCGCTCCCTGGCGTATAGACTCCAAAGCCATATATGCTTCACCTTGAGGGTAGTTACCGTACACATACCCCCATGCCGCCACCTTAAACCCGTTCCTCTTGAATATAGGTGAATACCTTGCGAACTGGCTCCACAACCTAGTACCATCATGAGACTTAATTATCATCCCCGTTATGCCCAGATCCTTAGCCACTGCTATCATGGCATCGGGGTTGCCGTTCAGTATCGATTCTGCCGTCCATATCCAAAGCCAGTTGCCATCCCATACGGCCATCTAAGACACCTCCTCTTTGGAATACGCCACATTCACACCTTATCTGGCAAAGTAGTCCACCGCGTCATACTACCATCCGTTGTGGCATAATGAACTACCCGAATATCACCGCAGATCGGACATCGCCATTTTACAAGTCGTACACAACCTACTCCATCGCATATCCATTGCTCTATCTCCCAAATGCACTCAAACATATTAAGCCTTTGCCCCCTCCAATTTTTCTTTGGAATACGCCATAATAGCTCTCCCTATAACCTCTGCCACCTGCGGCACTACAGCGTTACCTAGTGCCCTAATTCTGTCCACGTAATGGGGAACCCCATTACGCTTTCGTACAACTGCGGACTCGGATAGCAGGGTGTCCCGTGTAATTCTCTCAATAGGCGTGGCAGGGATGATTTCTGACAGCCTGCACCCTTCCAGTCCCGTGCCTGGGGGGTGGGCAAAGATAAAGATCCGCTCTCGAAGGTGGGCAGCTCCCACGGCCCTAGCCGGAAACACAAACCATTCCGCATCATACCCCATTTCGGCCAGATCCCCGAGAACTTCGCCCATCCCCCAAACAAGGAGACCCGGAACGTTCTCCACGAGGACGTAGCGCGGTCGTACCACGCGAACGATACGGGCAAATTCGGGCCATAGCCAGCGCTCGTCTGCCGTTCCTTTTTTCTTTCCTGCCACCGATACTGGCTGGCAGGGAAAACCACCTGCGATGAGGTCAACTGGTTCAAGCTCATCACCCCTGACCTGCCGTATATCTCCATACTTCGGTACATTAGGCCAATGTTTTTCTAAAATCAGTCGGCAGAATGGGTCTATTTCTACCTGCCATGCTATTTCCATTCCTGCCCATTCCAGTCCCAAATCTAATCCTCCAATACCGCTAAATAGGCTTCCAACCCGCATTTCTCCTCTCCCCATTGCACTTAATAAACATTCTATTCCTCAAACAAAGACAACTGCTTCCCTGAATGGGAGAAGCAATTGGGACTTAGCCACACGCTCTCAATTCTAGCCTGCCCGGCGGCCGCACCCTCACCGATGATCCCCGTCTCCCTGGTCCGGCCGACAGCGTGGCAGTAAGTCTCAAAGTCAAACCTCCTCCAGCCAGCCTCCTCTAGAGGATCATAGACAGGATGACGATACCCAGAAAGTATAACCTTTCCCCTTACCGTCATCAGGAGGTCCACCAGCTGGCGGTGGTCATCAAGCGATATCTCACACGGATACACCCCTAACTCCCGTCTGGTCTCCTCCACGTAAGGGGGATCACAATAAAAACAGGTATCTGGCGTATCATACCTGGGTATCAGCTTCCTGAAGTCCATATTCTCAATCTGCACCCGCATGACCCTCTCATGTATACGGGGCAGCATCTCAAGAACATAGAGCCACTTGGAGGTAGTAGACGCCATGCCCTTATGCGAGCTGGTCACCACACTCGACCAAGACCTTCCAAATACACCGCTAAAGCTCATGCGTGCAACCACAAACCAGCGGTAGGCCCGCTCCACCTCGTCCTCGCACTCCTCCCAGGTGGCACGACAGAAGTCGTACTCCTCACGGCTATAAGGCGTGAACGCCACAAGATGATAGAACCTAGCAAACTTCTCCGGGTCACGTATCACCCGAAAGAAGTTGACCAGCCCCTTGTCTATGTCGTTGTACACCTCCACCGGCGACGGCCTCTTGGCAAAGAGAAGCGAGGCACCACCACCGAACACCTCCACGTATATGCGATGTGGGGGTATAAGCGGCACCAGCTTGTAGACCATGTTCCCCTTCCCGCCGAACCACACTATGGGAGAGGTCATCCTCATCGGACTATAGCCCTCCCAAGACGCTCAAAATCCTCCTCTATGGCCTCCCTAAGCTCGGGCTTATAGAATGCAGCCGCCGGGTGGTAGGTAGCGAATAGAACAAAGGACCCCTGCCTAACAAACCTTCCCCTGTACTCATGCACCGCTCCCCCAGGTATAAAATAGTTCAACGCAGTACTGCCAAGGGCCACCACCAGCTCGGGCTCTATAAGAAGGAGCTGCTGCTTAAGGTACACACCACACGCCTTAACTTCTTCCTCAGTGGGCGTCCTATCCCCACCGTCCGGACCAACGGGCCTACACTTTACCACATTGGTAATGTACACCTCCTCCCGCCTAAGCCCTATCGAAGACAGCAGCCTATCCAGAAACTTTCCAGCCTTGCCCACAAACGGCCTACCCGTGGCGTCTTCCTGCCTGCCCGGACCCTCACCCACAAACACAATGCTACTCGGACATCCCTCGCCCACTACCACCCTGATCCTAGACCTGCACAGCCCGCACCTATTGCAGGAGGCTATACGGGACGACAGCTTACCTAGCGCAAGCCTTACTCTGGATAGCCTGCTACTATCCAATACTCTCAAGGTAAACCTTGTCTCTTCTAAAGTCTCGGCTCTATCTACCTCCAGCCTGCCTATCCTAACCCCTGCATCCTTGCTATCCTCCTCTTCGCTATCCGCACTACCACCTAGCCATTCTAGCTCTTCAGGAGGAATATCCATAAGGACACCGCCGAATGCCTTCTTAAACTCATGTATCATCCTCAGTTCATCAGGCGATCCTACAATACCCAAAAGAAGATGTAGCTCATCGGCAGTATACACGCACCCCCTGTCCACACCATCCAGCCTGCCCAGGTACGATTCGTCAGGCACAAGATATACATCATCGGTAAGCAATCCACTCTTAACCTGTAAAACAATACCTGCCTCCCTAAACTTCTCCACAGTGGAAGAACTAAGAGCCTCGATCCACTTGTCCCTTACCTGATCACCCTTCCCTAGCGCCCTAGCCTTTTTGTAGATCTCGGAAATGCGCCTCAATTCCGACACTGCCATCACCCACTCTTCCGGCGCTTGCTCGCTTCGCTCGCAAGCGCTTTATGGGGGTTTTGTTAGCGCTTTAGGCCGCCACCGGGACGGGTTTCGGGGGATGGGGAGGCGTCAACTTGGGAGCCCCGGGTCCCGATGCCACTTCCTATATCGCAAATGGTCATGCCCAATACCCCCTAAAATAACGGCATTTTAAACGGGTATTTTACCCCGGGGGATATTACCTACGTACCCCCAGTTTTAACCCCCCTTGCACCAAACGATAATCGGGTTTACGTAGCGTTTTTACCCCCGTCGTCGTGTCTTAACCTGCCAACCCAGGCCTTAACTTCCTCATCCCATTCGGCTTCGTACATCTTCGGGAGATCTATTCCCAATTCCCTTAACTTGCGTGCCAGTGCTATGCAGTTAACCCTTATGCCGCTTGAACCAGACTTGTTACTTACGGGTAGACCGTTCTGTTCTACGGCCTTTACGACCATTATGGTTCCTACCGAGTTAAGGTAAATCTCGACCTGTCCGGTTTTAATCTTCTCGGCCATTAACTTCGGCATATACACTTCCCCGTTCCTGCCTACCGTTATAAACGTCTTGACGTTCCTGTACATATACCTGTGACTGGCGTTGAACACGTAGGGGAACAGACTAAGATCTACCGTCGTCTTTACAGGAGAAGCCCCATACTTTTTTTCGATTATCTTATCCTCCACGGGTATAACGGGAGCATTCGGGGTAAGTATATCCTTAGAGGAAGGAGTTTCAAGCACCTCTCTTAGCCTGGGCATTAAGCCTGCACCTCCTCCTCTGTTCTGCCTTAATAATCGGCTTGCACCACTTACAATATTTGGTGTTACCAGATATTACATCCATTACCCTGCCGCACCTCTGACACGTCTTGGGCTTATACCTGCTGTTGAGGATTATGGCACTCCTCTTCCTTCCTTTTACCCTGGGCATACCCATACCCCCTAACTCCTCGGGTACCAGTAGCCGGTTACAGCGTTATACGTATACGTAGAGCTGCTGCTAGCTGTGGTATAAAACGTAAAACTCGTTAACTGCCTTAGCGACTGCCTGCCAGTTCTCTCCAGACCACCACGACCGTCTGGTCTCCTGTAGTGATCGTGCCCGCACTTAGGACAATAGATAACCTGCTCCCCTAGATAGTCCGGGTCGTACTCGAAATACTGGTAGGTCTGGCACCAGTGGCACCACTCAAGAATCCTCCTTTTTGCCATAGCCCTTCCTCCTCCTTGCCGCCGCCCGGGCCAGGGACTCAACGGCACACTTGGTAACATAGGGAGTATCGGGGAAGCCGTGCTCCTCGACGTAAGCTATGGCCCTTCGTATCAGTGCGTCATGCCTCTTATCTATCACGCCGTTGAAGTCCTCCCGGACAGCGTAGTATAAGGCAGAGTTAAATTCGCTAATTTTCACTGTTATCCTCTCCTGATATCGGGGGAGACCACACTGCGGTCAGTACCCACGGATTTTCTTGCATTAGCTTGCTAGCATCTAAAAAGGGGAATTCAGACGCAAGATCATCCTCCGAAAATAACTTCGATATTCTAACCAGGATATGTCCAGCACCGCATTGGGGACAGTTCACCATCTGAACATCCGTAGACACTGCATCATACTCAAACTCTATGATCTCTCCACACCACCAGCACTTACACTGATCACATACCCTACTCATGTCATTCCCTCCCAGTATCCTAGCTCTTCAATCTCTACCTCGGCCCGTTCGAACTTCCTCCCATCGGCCGAGTATATGCCCGTACCCTCACCATAGCGTACTATTTGCTTATCGTTGGGTATAACTCCAGCGTACTGTAGACCATCCTCAATCGCTTTTACAAGGTTACTAAGGTCACCGTGATTTTTCCCGTAGACGTAGAACCTGACCGTAAGGATGACCGGACCCTCTATCCTGGGTATCTTGGCAAACTTCGCCCACCAGGCTACGGTCTCCTGGTACTCTAAGCTCTTCCGGGCCCTTTCCGTCCACTTGCTGCGCCTGGTCATCCTCTGGGCCGGGACCGGGCGGCCAGGGATAATTAAGCTGTACTTCAAGGCTGACCATCCCCCACACCTGTTTGTGTATGTGGTATCTCATATCCCCAGAACGCAAGCTTCTCCACTACTTCCTCTAAGCACTTCCTACCGAAACCCTTTATAGACATAAGCTGTTCCTCCGACATACCGAGCAACTGGCCTACCGTATCGATACCAGCTTTCCGTAGAGCATTATAAGCCCTAACACTGAGGTTAAGAGTATCTATCCCTGCATCAACTGGTACACCACTACCGTCATTTCCCGGCAGGGGTAAGCCATGAGAAACAATGTAGTTCTCCAGTACACCTACCTTATGCCGTAGTCTTTCTATGGTCCTAATAAGAACTTTTATCTCGGTATTAAGCCTATCTATCTCCATTTCCAGCACTGTCATAGTTCTATTCAACTGGGTATCCCACTTCCTGCGATTAGATAAGTGAGACATCCGCCTCATAGCTTTGGCCTCTATCTGCCTTATACGCTCACGGGATAATCCCAGCTCACTAGCCGTCTCACTTAAAGTCATACCTTTTACCTGCCTCATATACAGCACTTCTATAGACCTCTTTGATAGCCCGGCCCTGTCCGCATCTGTTTCCTCGTCGATATTCTTGTACCTGTCAGTAATGTAGTCCAAAAGCTTTAGCGGGCAAATTCCTTTGTACTTCTTGTTAAACTCATGGCAATACTTGTACACATCAATGATGGCAAGAGTCTTCATCACTCTACCACCCTCACTTTTACTGTTCTGCGCCCCCATCTTAGAGCGCTTTCTCGGTCCGGAAGGTACAGGTCCGCACGGTACCCTTTTATTGCTCCCCCCGTATCCAGGGCCACCACGTAGCCCACGCCCGGGATCCAGACGATAGACCCCAGGGGGATGATCTCGGGATCCACAGCCAGAACTCCTTTATCCACAGGCAGCCCCGTGAAGGTCATCCCCCGCCCGTCCATGCCGGGGTCGTTGGCGGTATAGGCGGTAATCTCTAGAGTAAGCTCCCTGAACTTGAGATGCCGACTTGCCAGTTCGTACCTCCTGACTTCTACCTTTTTGACGGGAGGATCTGGCTGCCAGATAATTACCGCCTCTTCATATGCTACGGGCACATCTACAATTAGAGCAAATATAGTGGCGATAAAGAGCATTGCTACTAGTCTAGCCATTACTTCGGCCCTCTTCACCCCCATTTTGCCTGACCACTAACGTCATTCTAAACCTAGCTACTCCTTCTCCACAGCTGAGGCACTTATAAGTTAGTCTCCTAACGTAGACCACATTTAGCTTAGGTTTACCAAAGTCTATAGGGTTTAGGTCAATTCTACTGGTATTAACCTTACCGCATACTGGGCAATTCCAAACAAGCATATCTATTTCCTCCTTTGAAACAAACCGCTCTCCCTATTGGGTACTCTCTCACCCCCTGGCCCACTCTAATCTACTAGCACTCTCTAGCATAGTGGTTCGCTCAACCTTCATGGTGGACTCTCCCTAGATGGCTAACTCTGTTCTCGTTATACCCTCATACCACCTGGCACCCTTTCATGCTGTGGATCACTCTTAGACCCTGGTACTCTACAGCTTCCTAGCTGCTTCATTAGGTATTTCGCTCCGACAGCTTGGCATACTCTTGAGTGTTGGCCCACTCTGTTGCCCTGGTACCCTCTTGCCTTTTGGCTCACTCAATTGCTTTGGTGCTTTCCAATATTTTGATTCACTTCTATCCGTTGGTTCTCTCCCACACTGTGGTTCGTTCACGCTCAATGGTACCCTTTTGTTACATGGCCACTTCAACCCAATGGTACTCTTCCCCTCTAAGGCCCACTCAAGAGCCATGGTACTCTCAAGATACGTGGTTCACTCTAACTTAAGAGTACTCTCCGGACCAATGGTTCACTCCAGGCCTCTGGCACTCTCTCGATTCGTGGTTCAATCCTCATTCATAACACACTCCCATTCCGAGGTTCACTCCCTGAACTTGGCACTCTCTTTTTTCGTGGTTCGCCCAATTCTCGTGGTACCCTCTATACAAATGGCCCGCTCACCTTTACTGGCACTCTTTTGCCACTTGGCTTACTCGCATACCATAGATACCTCATAAACCCTGGCTCACTCTCCTATAAAGGCACTCTCTACCGTACTGGCTCCGCTCATATCCAGTGGTACTCTACGGCAGGTCGGCCCACTTTGGGATGGTGGTACCCTTATGGTTCTTAGCTCGCTCAGCACACTTGGTACTCTCACTCGCTGTGGCCCACTATAGCCTAATATTACCCTCCCTCTTAGGCTCGTTCAACCTCCGTGGTACTCTCCCCACTCTTGACTTACTTGGCTACTTTAGAAGGTTTTCTATGTATGGCCTAGACTAAGCCTATCACCTCCAGATTGGGTACCGGAATTATATCTACATGGCCTAAATGTTCTATTACATAAGGTTTGGGAGGTTCCTTGCCGTAATGTAGCCTGTAAGCAACATAATGATAGTGGCTCAAAAAAATCTTAACTGCGTACCTCTTAGCTCGGGCATGGATATGTCCGGGAGGTAACACCCCTTGCTTGTAATACTGGTAGGCTACAGTATCTTTGTCTATTTCTTTAGTACGTAGAATATTCGCTGCCTGTTCAGCATACTCTCCTTTTTCGTTTTTCTCTATCTCATATTGCTTGCGCGCTTCGTAAATCTTCCCGTAGATATCATCCGGGTGGTTCTTTACTTTGACAAAGCTTTCCCCTATCTTCCAGCAGAGTACTTTAAGCCGATGGTTCCAGGGACGTTTAGCCAAAGCCGAAATTAGGTTCTGCGCTGTCCTGGGCTTAAGCTTACCGTCTTTACCCCTAGGCCAAAGAGATAATATACTTTCAACCTTACGCCCAGCAAGCATGGCTATAACAGCTATATCAGCATTTGATACCTCACCAGTCCTTCTCCCTAAAGCCTCTGTAACCAGTTTCTTTGCCTCTTCCTTCCCATACCACTTTGTGGTTGGATCCAGTCCCGCATATCTCCAAATATGTCCAACAGTAGGGGCCTTGGTTATATCAATATGGGCTAGAAGACCCGATGCAATCACTGGACCGATACCCCGGATGCTTTTTGCCCACCTGCCAAGTGGCTGCCTCTCACTCCATTCATCCAGAACTGCTTTAATTCGTTTCTCTAAACCATACTGCTGCTCGAATATCCAGCCTACCAGCATATTAGGCTCCCCTAACTCGTTAAGAGCACGAGACTGATTACCGGCTTGACAACGGTAGTCTTGTATCTGGTAGTATATATCTACAAGATATCGTACTTCTCTAGGCTGAAGCCCTATAACAGCCATCTTTAAGTCTTTGCTCAACCTTGCTAACGGTTCTAGACTGAGTTCTTCTTCCAGAACGGCCATATAAACCCTCCCCCTTGGTAATTAATTCTTGTGAGTTTTTTTCGCCCCTCTCCTGATAAATCTACTAGGAGAGGGGCTTAGTCACTCAAAAAGGTACCGTATTTCCTTGCACACGGGCTGCACGATTACCACCCTCTTTCTAACCACGTTAGTACTCAACCCCTAAAAGTCGTTGCAGTCATAGCAGGTGGTATAGTTGGGTATGGTGGCTGGATTGAATACACGGGCCTTTCATTAAGTATCTGCATAAAAAGCCGCTCCAGTAAATCCCGTTCTACTCTCAACTTGGTGTTTTCCTCTTCTAGTTTTCGTACACGTTCTTCTAAGAAGGTAATACGTTCACGCATATCCTGTTCCAGATTAAATTGCATCAGCGCTCAACCTCCTTCTTAAAACCTTTCCCTATACACCCAACTAAAATTTTTGTCTAATCTAAAGCCACTCTCGGGGTATATCTTCTAATGGCACTTCCGTGCCTATATCATCCACCCGCACTTTTGTCTTACGTTTCCGCTTCTGTACCTTCTCTTCTTCATGCTCCAGCCTGTAACGGCACATTCGCCATCGAAAGTACGGCCAGCCATATTTTCTTGACGCCCCTGGATCATATACTGGTACCCACCCCTTGCTCCATAAACTACAATCCTCAAACTGCCTGCACTTCCGACATGCCTCAAAACTGCGATGAAGTATCAGTATCGGCACCGCACTTTGCTTAAGCACTTCCGTAGAAAACCCCCGAAGATCTATCCCCTTAGTAGCCAAGAAAAGCACCACGCCTTGAACTTCTTCAAGCTGACCACCAATGAAGTTCACTGTTATTCATCCTTCCTAGGTAAGACCCCAACCTTCCCACTGCCTAATGCTTTTCGTTGAGCTATCTTAGCCGCTAACTCTTTTACTTCACGCGGCATAACCATACTCTGACGTTCACGGTTAATTACTTGCTCGTATACTTTCATGAACTGTGCTCTCACTATTTCTGGCTGTTCTGAGAGGCATATTTCCTGCCAGCCCAAATGCCTTACCGCTGTAGCTACGTCTTCTGGTAGCGAAGCAAGAGCTTCCTTCTGCCTGTAAAAGCCATATCTTCTCACGGTTTCAAGAACTAGGCCCCACGCCTCACCTGGTGCTATCCCATCTGGCTGCATGATTTCAGCGACAGCCGAACGTATCTCGGCTACCGTAGGAAAGTGCCTGTTAGTTGCTATGACCTTGAGTACAGCCTTTTCGGCAACTTCGTAAGGGATATCTTCAAGCATTTTTTGCCATAATATGGCAGTAGGGCGCATATCTTTATCCTGGAGGGCGGGGAAGTTAGCTGCTGCCAGTCCAACTAGCTGCTTAGCCTCTTCCTTAGTCAATGCTCTACACCCTCCTCCTGTGCCCACTCCATTAGGCTGGCAAAGGCCCGTGGTATTTTCTTACGTGACTGGTATAGCCCTTCTAGCACCCGGGCAATAACGGTTTCACTTCTCACTGCCCAATCGAAGTTAGCACGCCACCCCCTATCGTTATCTCCGCACAAGAAGGGAGAAGCCCGAATAGCACGGAAATAGCTGCGCCACCATTCTGGTGATCGTCTTTCAGGAGAGGAAGCTACCCGAGATTTTATCTTGCGACGCCTCTCTTCAGTGATTTTTACTACTTTGGGCAAAACATCACCACACTCTTCGTTCCAGAGGCGTACTACTTCGTTGGGTTTTATGCAGTCTACGTCTTCTTCTGGTAGTTCAACAAGAGTAGAAGTTTCAACTTCAGGGGATTGAAGGGTAGGGGGCGAAGCGTTAGCTTCGCCATCGCCGTCAGGCGAGTTGTTGACTACTCCCTTTAGGGAGTAATTATTTTCTATTTCTTCGGTTACGGTTACGGATTCTGTTACGGTTACTGTTACGGTTACTGGTTCCTCAAACTGTTTACAAAACTCTTTAGGTAAGTGTTGTAATAACTGTTCTAGCAACGGTTTAAGAAAGTGTTTATCCAACTGTTCAATAAACCGTTTCAAGTCTTGCAATAGATAACTTCTAGGCAATTCGGCCACTATTTTTGCAGCAGCCTTGGCCTGATTTTCGTTTTCTATTGGGTTGTGTTTCAAATAATTGGGCAGGAGGAGGAGACGGGTCTTCTCATCATACTTGACAAACCCATTCCGTAACAGTTCCTGAAACGCTTTCTCAAACCGTTCCAATTCCCATCCCAGATCGTCACAAGCATATAGTTTGGGTAATATATAACACCCAATCATGTTGGTATGAGGAGAAGACAACAAGTACAGTGCCAGCAGTTTTGCATCGTCGCTTAAACTTCTTATCTTCTCATCGGTCCAGAACTTAGTTTTTATGCGACAATAGCGCCCGTCTGTCATATACTTTCCTCCCCCAAAAATATCTAGAAGAGCTAACTATTTACACTACTTATTTTTGTATTCAAGGAACTTCCTTGCCAATCTCCCATCGCAATTTGATTTGCTGGGTAGGAGAAGGAAGCCAGCCACTTGCGATAACTCGGAGGTTCACACCTCCTTGCAATAGTTTTAAGTTGTGGATAATGTGGCTGGCTGGCTTACTATACCCCTATGCTCATCTGTTCGGTCCTATCTATGGGTCGTACAGTAGTAGTCTTTAAATACTCATATAGCTGGTCTAGCTCTTGCTGGGTTTTGATATGAGTACTTAGTTTAGTTATTTTAACTTCTGTTCCTAGATACTCAGTTGCTAGTTCTTCTACGTCTTTTTCTTTAAGCTTTAATTCGGTCTTTACATTTTTCCAGAAAGTTGTCCAATCTGGCTGGATACTCTGGCTGTTTAGCTTCTCCTTATTTTTGGCTGTGGAAGGCTTAGGTACCCTAGGTGGCTGTGGTTGTGCTTGAGTATATCCCTCTACGGCTTGACCTGCTTCTATCCATTCTTCTAGGTCCTCAGCGTCCTGAGTAAATATTCCCGAAGATCTAGTAGCGGAAAGGGTAGCATCTATAAGGGCTCGCTTTTTAGCCATCTTCAAGACGGTATTCCACAGAGCCCATGGGTCCTCATTGGGTATACGATAAGCCTTGTATGTTTGGCCGTTTTTATCTTTCTTTTCTTCGTAGTGGAGGGTGTTCTTGTCTAGGTTTTTAGGCACTTTCCACTCAGGCACCCAACGCCAGCGATAGCGGCCCTCCATGGTATTAGCCTCACCGACGCCTTCGGCCACCGTAACACCGCTTCTACGGTGGATAAGGGCTACAGTTACACGGGCCCGATAGAAGCCGGTTTCAATGTTCTTTTCTTCTTCCACCTGCTTTATCACTGGCGCGAAGCCGTAAAGTTCACACAGTTTCTCGGCACCAGGCTTTAGTAAAGTAGGTTTATCGGTTCCGGGAATGACACCGTAGTCCTGCTCTGGGACCATGACCTCCTTGAAGAAGCTCTGTACAAGCCCAAGTTTAGCTTTCATGTCATTTAGCCTGGCTGCCATTTCTTGAGGTGTATACAGGATTTCTATCTCTACTCCTTGTTCTTGTGGTACAATAGTGATGACCTTATCTTCGTGGTTCATTTTTTATCCCCCTTTTATGCCCTGACCTGGGGCGTTGTAAGAACTCTTTTACCATTTGACGAGTATTCTCAACTGCCTTTTGTAGGCCCACTCCGTAATTGACGCCTCCACAAATACAGGTACATTTGTCATGCTTGGCATTATAACACTTGGCATCACAACGTCTTCTTTGCCCACTACTACTTTCCGAACTAATTAGTGTTGTCATAGTTTTTACCACCTTTCTTGGCAGATTAGCCAGTAACCACACCCGGTAGGGGTGCACATAAAATTATGGGGTTGTGGATAGAATAGCTTATCCCGTATGGCTCGGGCCACATAGCCCAAGAGCTTTAACAGTCTATCAACTTCTTTTTCAGTTCTTGGTTCAGCAGTTAGGGTAACAATTTTGGGGCTTTTAGTCCGGACGATATAATCCATTCGGAGGCCATTTTCGGGTCGGCCAGTGATGATGCGGTAGCCGAGAGAATAGGCGGTCAACTGTAGGTCTTTATCAAGCTGCTCAGCCGAAGGAGAGCGTTTAGATGTCTTTGTGTCTACTATTGTCCCGTCGTACTGGATGATGTCTACTACTCCTTTGAGCGTGTACTCTACGTTCTCAAACTGTATTTCAAAAGGTTCCTCTACAAGGGCGGGATAGGTCTCGGGGGCTACTTCCCGCATATATAGCTCAGTGGTCTTTATACCTTCGTCTTTGACTTCTCCTGGTTTTTCACCTTCTTCCCATTGGGCTTGTGGGGCAAGGCGGTCAAATTCCTGAGCGAAAACCTCCTGTACTTCTTCAACGGGCCTATCTTCTCCGGTTTCCTTCTTGTGTCGGTAATTATGTTCGAGAGCAGCATGTGTAGCTAGGCCAAAAATCACGGCAGATGCTGGAGGAATTTTTAGGCCCTCAACATAGCGCCAGTAGTACTGGAGCGGACAGCGCAGATATGTATTTATCTGGCTGATAGAGAGATGTTCTTTAGGAAGGCTTAGTTCGTGGGCATACCTACGCTGGCGGAGGTATTTTGCACTGGATCCGTCCACAAGGATTTCCGCGTAATCCCCGCGTATCTCTGCATCGAGTATGCGGACTTTCTTGGCTATATCAATCTGTCCATCCTTGACAGGGACTATAAACCTTGCAAGCACTCTATTTACTCCTTTCTTTTGAAAGAAATTACACTCAAGGCGAATCCTATAAGCACTAGTAAAGCTGCTATGTACCCCCATATTCCTGGAGAATCCAATGCAGACCCGAATACAACTACTAATACTATACCCGTGATTCCTAAGATTTCAGAGGTTTGGGTATATCGGCGGGAACGTGAGAGATATCGCGTTTGCAATGGGGGCATATCCATTTCACCCCCTTTTCACTGGCAGAATAGGAATACTTTTGGCAATAGGGACATTTTTTCTCAAACATGGTGATACCTCCTTATTTTTTCTTCCTTTATGGCTAGGCGCCGGGTGAGCACAGGATTACCCGACACTATACCCTCTTCTACTAAGAAATCGTAAAATCCTTTCAGGCAGTAGATGTGCATGTTCACGGTGTGGTGAGCGAGATCCTGTTTTAGAAGGTAGTTATGGAAGAGCTTAATATCCTTTATACTAAGTTTAGTGAAGTCGATACCGTTGGCGTTACACCACTCTTTGAACTTGAGCAGGTGGGATGTGTAGCTCTTTATGGTGGCCTCGGAGCTGCCTTGGGCCCGCATGTCGGCAATGTACTCCCTGATGAGTTTATCGAGCATAGCCATCCCTCTGCGGAAGGATTTTTGTACTCTCTCATATCGGGGTCTTGTTTCTACCCTTAAGTTTATGTTAATATAAACTGCAGGTCAAGACCATTTACGAAATTTTTTAGATAGACTGACAGATAGACAGATAGACAGATAATATTAGACCCGGACCATGGGTCCGGGCTACTAGTCTACTTGAATACCTTCCATCTCCAAGAACTTCTTTATAGACTCTACTATAACCGAATTAACGCTAACGTCTCTTTCCTTAGCATAGCTGGAAAGTTTCTCGTACAGGTCATAGGGTATGGTCAACGACCTTGTAGTTACGGGTGTAGCCTTCCTTCTTGTCATATGCACACCTCCTTTATACACGATTGTATAGCTAAACTAACCTCTAGGCAAGTAATCTATCTATCTACACGCAAACGTAAAGGATTCTTTTTGTCGAGATAAAATTTTGTCCTGGTAGAATTAAAGGGCCACGCACTACTGCGTGGCCCTTTCTATATACGAGGCTATAGCTGATATTATCAGCTTATTAATACTAACCCCCTTTGTTATGGCTAGCTGTTTGAGTTTGAGGTGTAAGTCGTAGGGTATAGCTATACTTCTTATGCACACTGGGTTAGGACTACCACTACCCATTAGTCATGCCCCCCCTGTATATAGCTAATAGGCCTTATTATTACCTCTATGTCTTCCCGAACTTGTTTGCTCCAGCTGGGGTGTTCCCCCTTGGAGTGCAATACCGTCACGTTGGTATTGCACCCAAATCTTAGACGATAGGTATACACACAGTATATGTTACAGTACGACTTCTTTACAGAGACGGGGGTAGGGACAATTCTCATACTTGTTTCTCTTTCAAAAAGATCTAGATCTATTTCCGGATCGTCATCCCCCCTCCAATGCGAAATCTCTATCCAGTAATTGCCTATTCTATTCCCACTCACTGCCAAGTGGGAGTATTGGCTGTACATAACACCTGTGTGTATTAGTACAGACCCATCCATCCTTATATTGGCCTCGAACACCACTATTGGGTGTGTTTTTTCCAGCTCTGCTTTTGGGTGGTAGATGTATCCGGATATGCTGGCCGCAAATGGGTCGGCTGGTACCCTCGCGCGGACTCTGTACGATGGGTTTCCGAAGGGTAGCCGCGCGTAGGGTAGTAGGGTTCTGGCTATCTCCTCTTGGTCCCTAGTTACCTTGAGGGCCCACTCCCTAGACCCAGCTGCCCTCTCCATGGACACCGTAATGTTACCTAGTCTGGTTAGAGTGATCCAGTTGTACCTGCGGGCTACCTCAAGTACTCCTATAAAGGAGGGAGGAAATTTAAAGCCCATATTCTTTCTTGCTTTACTTTCTATTACATCTGCTACTGCCCTTCCCACCTCCTTCCTAACGGCGTGGTAGAAGTATTCGGAGGGCCAGTATACAGTCTTACCTCCGCTACTTACGCCTTTGGGTATGTCTGTAGCCTCCTTTATGGCTATAGACTGACCAAGGGCTAGTAGCGGATCCTGAATAACCCTTTCTTGGATTGCGTAATAAACTTCGTCCCATATGTGGTCCTCAACCTTAAGACAGTGGGGTTGAGGCGAGATTAAGAAGGTTCTAGAAGGATCCATAATCTTCTGCACTACGTATGCATACACATAGTTGCAGTCATAGGCTGGCTTAATAGCCTCTCCAGTAAATCCTTCCATAATCTTGTCTACTAGGTCAGTCCATATCATCGCTTAATACCTCCTTTATATTTGTTATATTTGTGGTGCGGCCGGGCCCATATGGCCCGACGCACACGCTATATTATTCTTCTTCAATCTTTCTCCCTGCCTTTCCCCCCCCCGGCAGGGTGGGGGAAGTATATGAGCCGGGATTAAGGCCCTGGCGGGCCTAAGCTATTCTGGAGGGATATAGCCCAGCACCTCAACGGGCACGGCTATGCCCTCTCGGTTAGGTGCTATTTTGTGTAGCTCGGGGGGTACCCAATCTCGAATGTGGGTAGCCCTCCCCTGAGCGTCGAAGTAGCAAGTGTCGAAACCCCCATGAGGGGTTTTAACCTGTACTTCGAGCCACCCTGGAATGGGATCCCCCGTAATAGGGGATTCTAGAGCGCTAAGAAATACTTCTATGTCCTGCTCCTGCTCTTCAAACCCGTCCCAACCGCCGGGGACGTGGCGAAGAGCTTGGGCAACCTTGTTCCATGTGGTGTATACTGCTCCGTGGAGCATGTGTTGCTCCACGAAGCGGTGTAGGGCCTCCTCCATAGCCCCGCTCTGGCTGGTTTTAAGCCACTTAACTGCCCAGGCCAGGTAACCCTGGGCGGTGGGAGAGAGGTAAAAGGAAAGTGTTTTTCCAGGACGTTCTGCCATATTTGTTCCTCCTTTGCTTGCCTAGCTACGGGTATGACAGTAAAAAAAAGGGGGAGGTCTAGACCACCACCGCAAAGCGGCGGCAGCCTAGAATTCTCCCCTGATCGTCTCTAACTAGGTCGTCCGGGACCAATAGGTCCGGACGCCTGGCGGCCTGGGCAACCGCCAGGGAGACAATATAGTATACACCCTCCTGTGGCTCTGGCAAGCTGATGTCAGCCGCCAGAGCCTTCTTGACCAAGGGGACACCTGCCAGGTCCCCCAGCGATTCCAAGCGTTCCTCCAGCCGCAAGGGCTGGGAGGCCGCTGGGATGGTAAGTACCAGTTCCCCATCCCGGTTCAATACGTGAACCGGGTGGGGGGTGGTGTTAATAAAAGTGACTTGCATATATATATCCCTCCCTTTCCCCTTCTAGGCGGGGTCTCCCCAGTCGTATTCCCCGCCCTCGCTCTCTCGACCCCTGTCCGGGAATGCCGGACAGGGAATGATGGGTGTAAATAGGTTGCAGTGACTAGCGCGATAACTCTTGCGACGGCAGGTAAACTGCCGTGCACACGCGATGCAGCCCGTGCACTGGCTGCGCAAGAAGCAACCAGCGCACTCTTTTAAAGGAGCACTGAGCCAGACGTCCTTTTTCATTTTTCCTCCTTTCTGCCCGGCTATGTTCCCCGCCGGGCTGGGGGAGTGTATGGAAATGCGAACGCGGGGAAGTAAGTATGACAAGTATGGCAGTAGCCGCTACCGTCACGGTAGGTGCTTACTTCCCCGCCGCAGTCTGGGCAGGGAAGTAAAGCGATAAGGTACACAGTTACTTCACCTCCTCCTGTTTCGCCCAGAGGAGTTCCCTTATCTCCTCCAGGCGAATCAGTACGTCCTCCCCCAACACGTCGGCTAGCGTACCGACGTAGTGGGGATGATCCTCGACGGCGTATCCGTCGATGGTCGCCCAATCGGGACAAAATACGTATCCCGATTGGGTCCGGACCACGTGCGGACTGCCGCCCCAGGAGCGGCAATCCTCATATACGAGCGCGCGTAGAATGTCAAACAGGTTATACATTGTATCCTCCTTTCCGCCCGGCCTTGCTCCCGCCGGGCCTAACGATACTGGCTGCCTTCCCTGGTAAGCACCATCCATCCGACATCCTGGATGGCACCATACCAAATTTCTTCCTCGCCGCGGGAGATGTACTCCCGCAGGCGGGAGAAGAAAGCAGAGCGATCCTGAAAGCGAAAGCCTAAGCGGTGAAGCCAGCGGGCATAACGAATAATACATTTCCAGTGAAGCCCATCCCCACAACGGTATGGATGGGCTACAGTCCACACCTCCGTAATGGAGGGAGGCAAACGACGGAGGTAACGGCGAAGAATGCGAGTCATATGGCCCTTACCTGGACTGGTGCAAAGAAGCTGGTCCAGGATAAGGGCTTTCCCGCCAGGTGTATAGACAGAGTCTTCGACGTGGCGGGCTATGGAGCATGTGTGGTCATAGGAAACGTTCTTTCCGAAGCGCACCATGGCGCTCACCGCCTCCTAACTCTTGGTCTGGGCCGGGATAGGCTCCCGGCGGGCCTACGAGATGTGCGTAAGGAAATGCTCTACGCTTTCAAAAATGTCGTCCGGGTGGGGCCAGGTAGCGGGCCCCTTTAAGACAGCAGGGGATATCTCTAGGATTAAGCGGCCTACCCCTGCTTCTTCAGCGGCCTCCCTAATAGCGGCCGCTGAGGGGGCGTGGACAAAATATTTAGACTGCCCCCAACCTAGTTCTAGAATGACTTCGTACAACATTGGTGTCCTCCTTTCTCCCCGCCTTTTACCCCCGGCAGGGTGGGGAAGAATGGGTTCTAGCCAGATTGTACAACCTATCTATCTATCTGTCAACCCTTTTTCGTTCGACGATATCGAATTTTTTCTGCCATATATTCCCTGGGAATTTCTCCCTGGGAATATCTTCCTTTTGTAGAGGGAAAGAAAACATTTTCCCTATGGGAAGGAGGATGGGATAGGGAATAAATCTCTATGGGTAGGAGAATGGAGAATAGGAATTCTGTTTTTATTTTTTTTGCAAAAAAATTTCCCAATTATGGGAGGAATTCCCATTTAACAAAAGACGCATTATGTTAAATGGGAAAAGCTGGAAAATGCAAATGGAAAATTTTTGAAAACAAAAAACAAAAAACGAAAAAGAAAAAAGAAAAAGGGAAAGGGAAAAAGGGAAAAAGGAGAAAGGAAAGAAGAAAGGGAAGAGGAAAGGGAAGAGGATATAGAAATAGAATAGGAGATGGGATAGAAGATAGGAAAGAGGAAAAAGGGAAAAAGGAAAGGGGAAAAGGGAAAGAGAAAAGGAAAGGGTTTCCCCGCAATTTCTGTGTCTATTATGTGCCAAAAGAAAACGTTTTCCTGTGGAGAAGGAGAGAAGGGAAATGAGTTATCCCATTATGCCTTACCCAAAACCTACTAAAAAGGAAATTGATCCCATTTTCGAGTGGATGTTGAGCATTGGGGAAGTCCGTAAGAACACTCTCGACGCCTATGGTACTGCCGTTTTTGCCCGGGCTGCACCCTTCATCAGGGGTCAAGACCCCAGGACATTAGGACCTGCCGAGGCTGAGCTGGTGGTCCAGGCGTTACGGCGCCGTTACTCCCCGGCCACTGTCAACCAGACCGTCTCTGCCCTCTCCTCCCTGTGGAAACACCTCATGAAAAGAGGCATAGTAAAGGAAAATCCCTGGGAACACGTCTCCCGGGAGATACCTGAGAACAGGGTTGCTGAAAGATATTTGACCCGAGAGGAGGTAAAAAGGCTTGTCCTAGCCGCTCCCTCCCTCCGGGACAGGGCCCTTCTGCTTTTCCTCTACGCCACCGGGGCCCGGGTATCTGAGGTGGTAAGGCCCAAAAACACCCCGTCCAACTCCCCCAGGGGCCTAAGGTGGAAGAATATCCGCTTCGAGGCCAACGGCTGGGCCTATGCCACCCTCTACGGTAAAGGCGGTAAGACCCGGACGGTGGGGGTAAGGCCGGAGGTCGCCGCCCTACTCAAGAAGATGTGCCCTAACCCCCGGCCCGAGGACCCGGTGTTTCCCATTACCCGTGTCGAAGCATTCCTTCTGGTCCGCAAGTGCGCTGCCCGGGCGGGAATAAAAAAGCCAGTGTCTCCGCACTGGCTACGACACTC